AATAAAAAGCCCCGCACTTGGCGGGGCTGTGGTTTAAGGCTGTTCTTTAAGGGTGGAAGTCCAGGTCGTTCTGGTAATACCTGGCGTCGTAGTTGATCGCCTTCAGGGGGATGGTGCCGTCTTCATTGGGCGCATCCTTCTCGGTCAATATGAAAGGCTTGGCGGCCCGCGTGTCGCTGGCCTCTGTGATGATGTAGCCGGTAGCGTTGTAGCCATCGCCGCGACAAATAACCGGTGTGCGCGGATCGCGCTCCAGCAGCGCCAGCCGTGCGGCACCACCCGGGCTTACGCCCATGCTTTCGACCAAGCCGTCGCTGTTCTGCAGGAAGACCACGTAAGGGCCGACGCCCCATTCGAACGGCTGGGACAAGGTCACCAAGCGCCCGTTTTCATCATCGACTTCCACGATGTCGCCGTCCTGGCTCCGCGCCAGCGTGTTGTCAGCGCAAAGAATCCGCTCGCTGACGCGCAGCAGGTTCGCCTCCGGCAACCCATCGAACTCCGTGGATTCATCGTGAAAGCGGATCTTGTTCCAGCGCCGGTATGCATGAATGGTGGCTTGCGCTTGCATCCGCACGCCCACCGACTCCACGCGCAGCGGATTCACGGCGGACCTGTCCGCCGGCAGGTAGATCGTCACCGGCGCATCGTTGGCCGGGTCGATCCATTGAAACTCGACGCCGTCGTACTCGTCGTCGCTTCCTTCGGTGCGCTGTTCCGACCCTGGCAGCTTGTTGCGGTGGTTGAACAAAATGGACGAGTCTTCCGTGGCTCGCTCGAAGAACAGCCGGATGACGCTGCCGCGACGATAGGCCCGGCAATACACCGCCTCCGCAATCATCGAAAGCGTCTCCTCAAAACTGAGGTTGTCACTGTCGATGGTGTAGTCGAAACGCGCCACATCGACGCCGAAGTAAACGCGGATTTCTTGCGCCGTATCGTAGATGTTGTCGAAGTCCACCTCGGCCGGCGGCCGATTCCCGATGAGCGGGTCGAGGCAGACCGCCGCAATGATGTCGGCCACATTGGTGGTCGGATACAGCTCGGTCGTGAACGTCGAGCCAGAAATCCGCTGTGGCAGCTTGCGGGTCACCAGCAGATTCAGCTTGCGTTCCTTGACGGCCAGCGCGCCGTCCGTGGCCAGCGTCACGGCCTGAACGGTAGAGACGTCGCCAAAGTGCGGCTGATCTACCGACGAGCAGGCATACAAGTCGCGCCACTTGATTTCATCGACCACCGACCCCTCAAAGTCGGTATCCGAATTCGTCAGTCGTCGGGCCCTGAATCGCCAGCGCGCGCTGGCCGCACCCGTGAGCTGGGCATCCACCGAATCTGCCCGCACCGAGCGCGTTACTGCGGACCCCAGAATGGTCCTATCGAATGCCAGCACATCCCCGTAGGGCGTGCCAGCAGCATCCACGCGCTGGGCTTCTATGCGATAAGTTACGTCAAGGCGGTACTGCTGGCGCCCGTTGTCCTTGTACAGGCCATTCAGCGCGATCACGTTGGAGATGATGCGGGTAATGGGTCGCACGCTCTCCACAATGAACCAGCCCACCCAGCGCTCTCCTGTCGTCGTGATGGTCGGATTCAGCACAGTGGACTGGCCTCCATATTCGGTTTGCATCACAGTCCAGGCGGGATTCGTGCCGGCGGGGTTGTTCAGGGTAAGCAATGAACTGGTGACGGTGGTTACTGTGTACTGGCCCGACAAATCGAACTGCACGATGTCTGAGGGGCGTGTGACCGTCGGCGAGCCGGTGACCTCGGTGGGCGCGGCGCGGAATGCTGCCCAGGCGGCGTAGTTTTGCGACACATCTAGGCGGATTGTGGTCCCACTCAGGCCGAAGCTCACCGAAAGAACCCCATAGACGCCCGTCACATTGCTGTAGGCGGTGTACGGGAAGTCGCTCCCGCCCCCGGTCGAATCGGTCCATTGGACAGCGCCGTTGGAAAGGGTGACAACTTGACCGACAGACCATTCGGCGGAATGATCACCTTCAAACACCACTTCGCCCCAGGCCGGGCGCAGGCTGCCATCTGTACGAAAGGTTGCGCCATCGGGCGGAGAATATGAGAACGTGCCCTGAGTCTGCGCGGCGTTCTGCACCGCTATCACGTCACCTGGGATAAACAGCTCAGAAAAGTCTAAATCCGCGTCCTGCGACACGATCTCGTTCGGAGACCTGAACACCATGCCGCGTCGGATTACGCTGCCATAGTCCTGCGGCTGTAGGGACTGGCCGTTGACGCTGTTGGCGCGCTTCGCCGTTGTTACCGGCAAATTGATCGCGTTCCCGATCCGGAGCTGCGGAGCATGGCCGCTATTCGGCGACGTGAACGGCGCGTAGACCTCCACCGAAGACCCAGGGATTTCGGCGATCAACGTGGTGTCGTCGCGCACGTCGTACACCTCGTGGGCACCGCGCCCGACGCACATAAACGAGACTTCCTTTTCCACATGGTTCTCAAACACCAGGTAGGGCTGTGCGAGCAAGTCCGGGGTTGATCGGACCTGTCCATAAATGTCAGGCACCCGGCCATTGACGCGCACCCGGTTGGTGCGCTCAGAAAGGCCATTGTTTGGCGATTCCTTCTGTACGTTCCGTGCTGTCTGGTTCGGTGGATCTTGCGCCAGGATGGACGTCAAGATCATGGACGCAGCAGTCGTCACCAGCGCGACGGCGAGCGCGGGCAGGAACTGCGGCCCTAGCGGATACGCTTCCACAACGAACGGGCCAGGCAGTGCGCGCAGATCGGCGATATCAGCAGGCTTCTCGGGCCGCACGGAACGCCCCGTAGCCATGTCAGTGATGCGGCAGCCCGCCGGGAGGCGCGGCCCCAGCTCCGCCTTCAGGAAGGCATGCAGGTCCGCCACCCGATACGTCTCGCGCTTGCCGTCAGGTGCCCGGTACAGGTGAACTGTCGTCATGCGTAGAACCTCATGTTGCGATACAGCGCCGTCTGCGCCTCAACCGGGAAGAACGAAGCGCCCGATTCATTGATGTGAAGCAACCGCCCACGCACGCACACGGCGATATGGGCGTCGCCGTGAAGCGTTTCCATCAGGGCGATGGAGGGAAACATAGAAGGGCCTGACAGCTTGCGCATGCCACGGAACAACGTCGACAACCGCCCGGCTGCAAAATCTTCTTCCTTGACCTGGTGCAGCCGCCGGTCACCCGTCAAATGTTCCCAAGCGTCGGCGGCGAAGTGCAGGCAGTTGTTGGTCTTCCGGTCATAGACCCTGCCCAGCAAAAAGTCGATGCTCACAGGTACCCCAACAGCATAGGAAAGAGGTCGGTGCGATACAGCATGCCGGTTTTCGTGGCGTTCGCTTGCGGCGCCGTGCTGTCAAATTGCGCGCCGTCGCGGTTCCTGGTGATCTTCCACGCCTGAAGTGTGATTGGGCCGACCATGGGTGACTCCAGGTCATCCGATCGATAGGCCCTGTACCTGACGGTCGGCGGGATGGTGCGCAGCGTGCCGGCCTGCCTGGCGCGATTGATCTCATCGGGCAGGATCTCGCCCAGATCGCCCAGGGTCACCGAGATCCCAAAATCCAGATTTCCCCGGTCGCCCAGCGGCCGCAGCTGCATGGGCACGTACTGCCAGAAAACCAACTCACCCGACTCCAGGCGCGCCCAGAAGCCCTCGCGGTAATGCGACTGAATTCGCCAAACTTGTGAAAAACTCGGTTGGGAGATTTCCACCGTCTCCAGCTCGGCCATGCTCTGGGGTGCACCGAAATAGAAGTCAATGTATTGCGAGTCGATGTCGTCAAGCATGAGGCAAGTCCTCGTTTGCCAGCTTGGCAAGCAGATCTAGTATTTCCTTCGCCGCCGGGATGCTGCCGTAGATGGCCAGCATCATGACGAGCGACCCCCAATAATCCAGGGTCGCGTCGTCGTAGTCAGGCAGACGGTCAACCTCCAAAGTGACCGATACTGTGAAAACGTTTCCGGATATCGACGCGCTAGCACTGCCAGGTATTAAGTGAGCGACATAGCGGCGCTTTCGGGTTCCGTCAATCACTAGATCGGCCTGGAAAGGTTCGCCCCCGGCGCGCTCGATGTTGCGTAAAAAGCCCATGAAAGCGTCGTACTCTTCACCGAACAGTGCGTATGTAGCCGTAATCATGTGGGGAGTGCCGCGCAAGCCGGCGCGATAGCGGCCGCTGCCCCCATCTAATGCAATGCGCTGGGTGCCGTCTCCAGGCTTGACACCATAGCCGGACTGAATCGGTAGGAATGGCAAAACTGGATAGGTCATCGCTTTCGCTCAGTCTTAAAGTTCTTCGTCAAAGCGCTGGATGCACGGGAATTCGCTCTGCCTAGTTGGGACGCCATCATTTGCGGCCCTTGCGCATAAACTTGATCACGTGCAATCAACACCACTTCATCACGAGTTAACCGCTCGACCTCGTAGTCCTGCGGTGTTCCGTTGTTATTGATGACCACCCGAGGGGCCTGCTGAGAGGGAGTAGGCGCAGCGGATTTCGTCAAAGGTGTGACAAACCCGCCGCCGCTGCCAGACATGAGATAAGTCTCCCCGCCTTCGGAGTACAGCTCGGGGCCAAGCTCGCGCACTCGATAGAGTGAATTCGCTGCTGTGGGCCCACCTGAAGCGCGCGCGCCAGCTACCGATCCCCACGACGACGGAACTCCGGCCATTCCATCGACGCTGCCAACAGCCGAGCCGCCCATTCCTTGATAGCTCGCCCCCGCTGTAATCCCTCCAGCGGCAGCCCCGACGATGCTGCCCACCAGGCCCACGATGGCCTGGCGCGCGGCAATGCGAGCCAAATCCGCCAGGACCGAGGTGGCAAAGTCAGTGAACGAGAGCTTGCCAGTTGTTGCGAACTTGACGATGGCATCTTCCATGCCCTGGAAGGCGTTGGAGAACATGCCTTTGGTCTGATCCGCCACGTTCGCGGCCGAGTCTAGGTAGTTGTCCAGCGCGGATTTCGCGCCGTTCTTCCAGCCCCCTTGTGCCTTGCGCACGTTGTCGAAGTACGCTTGCTGCATCTCCATCCGCTGGCGTAGATGCTCGCTAAGCAAAGCCGTTTCGGCCCTGTACGTGTCGTCCGACGTCTTGCCCAAGGTGTTATCGCGGGTGGCCTGGTCCAGCTGCCGCTGGTAGTCACGCACGATGGATTGGCGGGCGCGCAGTTCTTCCTGCGCGCGGTCGCCCATTCCCATGC